AGAGTACGACCAGACATAAGAACCTTACGTTCCAACATCGCAGTACGCAGCTCTTCAAGCTCAGCCAATTCCCAAGGAAACAATTCGTCTTTCTTAGCACGTTCCCACAGCCATTTCTGATGACCAATCACTCGGTCAATAGTCTGTTCAAATGTTTCAAAGACTGTACCTTCATCGTTCAAGGGACGATTATATGTACGACGGAAGAGAAGTTGTGCTCGGAGTGATTGTTCAGTCATTTATTTCCTTTTATTATTAGTAAGATTTTCCACCGATTGCCAGACGGTTTGCCATTTTGTGGTCATGGCGTCCTGCATTGTATGCCATTTTCTCTTCAAATGCCTTGCCAAGGGGGAGATTATACGCTCCAGCCAGATCGAAAATACGAATAAGAGCGTCAGCAAGTTCAACAACACGGCCGTCCATATGAGGAAGTTTATCATCCATCAGTCCTTTACGATCAGCTTCCATAGCTTCTGACAATTCAGAAACTGTCAGCATCAGTTTATTACTGAAAGCGAAGGGGTTCTCGGTAATTGATTTACCAGTGCCTAGATCATGCCACCAACCAGCATCACGAGATTGCTTATGGCATTCAAACATTAGAGAGTCAACGTAGTCACGAAGAGATACTTGCATTATTTCCTTTATTATAAAATTTACAATATACTATTTTAATTTCACCAACTGTTTCAATGACAGGCATTGAGCTAAAAGGTAGAGAACTACAATCATTTTTACGATTTTTACAGTTAATACATAAGCTACCTTTTGGTTGATGGTTAAGCATACTTTTGATTGATGTAGTTAAGAGAGAGAGGCATGAGGTCAAACTGACCATCTTGTACTTCGTGAAGCATCAAGAAGCCACGCCAATGTTTATTACCTTGATGTCCCAAGTAGTCCTCATCATGTTCATAGCAGCTTCCTGCAATAATAGATGTAAGACGTTGACCATCTGCACGTTCTGCGGTTGCAATTTGCATACCTTGCTGATGACCAGCAATACAGCTCATATGCTTCTTATTTAATTGTGCGTTGGCAGTTGAAGCAGGTCGTCCTGCCACACCCGTAACGAAATAGTGACTGAAAGCAATACCGCCAATAAGAGCAACTTCAAGGAAGTCATAAGTCTCCCATCCTTGGAGGTTAAGATCGTTGACACCAATAGTTCCTTCGAGCTTAGGATCGCTGTTTACAGCGCGATTAATACGATTCTCATGGTTTCCCATTAAGAACACTTTACGAGGGCTATAACGGGGCTTGTGGTTAGCCTTAGCACGTTCGTTGAACTCAGTCAATGGTTTCAACAAAGCTGCCATACCTAAGTTACCAGCTTCAATGTCATGCTTATAGCGACGACCTTCGAAAGATTTCTTACCTACGTCATAACTACTCAAACTAGGCATATCCCAGTGATCACCCATATGAACGATAACGTCTGGTTTCTTCTCTAGAATATACTTACCGATGTTTTCCAAATACTTTGTATCAACACCTGGCTTAACTTGTGTGTCAGGGATTACAGCAATCTTCATTTCAATACCTCAAGAATGTTAGGGAAATCTTTCTGCAAAGCAACTAGAACTTGCTCTGCAACTTCACGATGCTCTTTCTGTGTTGCAGGATCAAGACGAACTTGCAAATAATGAATCCAACTACGAAGAGTACCAGTCATGTACATACGGCTCTTGGTCAAGCCTTCTGGCAACACCTTACGTGCTACTTCCTTGGCAATACCGTTCTGCAATGCTTCGTTATACACACGCAATGCAGCTTCCAATACATGATCTTGACCTCGACGCCAGAAGTCTTCCAGCTCACGATCTTCGTTCAATAGACTGTTCTGACGATTCTTATGATCTTGAAGACGTGCTTCAAAGGTCTCGAATTCAGTAGCTACTGCGTATCGTTGACTAAACTCTTGGAAAGCAAAGCTACGATGACGAAGGATTTGACGAGCAATGTCTCGTGTTGTTTCAATCTCTACGCAAGCACTAACCATCTCGAATGGAGACCAATGCTTATTACGTACCAAGTATTGCAACAGCTTAGCTGATGTTTCCTTATTATCTTGATTAGCTGGATTGCTTACACGGGCCATGTATGCTACGAGGTTCTCACCGTCAGGTGTAGCCCAAATTAGTTTTACTTTACTCATTGTTTAGGTGCGAAATATGAATCATTCAAATCGGGACGATTCTTTAAGTTATTAGAAAGAAACATCCAATTACAGCCCACATGATCGATATGAGGGAGATTGCTTTCAGGATCGGTGTATTCCCCTCGCATGATGGCG